CTGGCGGTTCGGACTTTGAACGCACAGCACGTGAAGAATCCCTGAAAGATGGTCTCAAATCGCTCCTAGACTTATTGACGGACTAACAGAACTTGAAGTGGTGGGAGGGTAGGCATTAATTATGGCAGATAATCAGAAATACTATAGCGCAGGAGGTACAAATGGGGAACCGTAGAATGATAAGTAAAACCGTAACTCAAACGCATCGTTTTCTACGCTTGCCGCTAGAAGCTCAAGCTCTTTATTTCCATCTTATCCAAAATTGCGACGATGATGGAGTGGTGGAAGCGTTCCCTATTCTCAGAATGATAGGGGCTAACGAGGATAATCTAGGGCTTTTAGTTATCAAACAATTCGTAAAACCTCTTAATGATGAAATGGTCTATTTCGTGGTTGATTTTCACGAACAAAACACTGTCAGAAAAGATAGGTATGTTCCTAGCATTTACAAAGTGTTACTAGAGGAAAACACCGATGAAACCACTGGTAAACCACCGGTAAACCAAACGGAAACCACTGGTTTACCCAATATAAGTAAAGATAATGAAAGTAAATATAATTTAAGTAAATCTAACAGTAGAGAGGATGAAACATCAGAAATTAGTCAATTTTCTTCTTCTGCTGCTGACGACCAATCAGATTTTAATATTTTCAGACATTATCAAGAACGAATCGGGCCTATTGATGGCTACCAAATGGAAAAGCTAAAAGGTTATATCGATTTCGATAAGCTAGAAATCATGTTAGTCAAACGTGCCATTGATAGAGCCGCCGACAACTCGAAACGCTCATTTGGATATGTCAACTCTATTTTAAAATCTTGGGCACAAAACGGGATTCATACCGTTGCCCAGCAAGATGAAGAACAACGTCAATTTGACAGTCGTAAAAGTTTTGATGATCAACCGGTTAAATTCGGCCCAGCTTGCAGCAAATACTAGAGGTGATGCTTATGAGTTTAGAGCAAACAGCCAAACAAATGCGAAGGCAGTACATGAAGCCTAGCGATAAATATTGCGATAAGCACCAACGGCATTATGTCATGATTCAGTTCCCGAACTCAAAACCCTACACAGTGTGTGAACTGTGCCATAGGGAAGAACAAGACCAACAGAACGCCATCAAAGCACAAGAGCAGTACGAGCGTGAGCAAGAACAGAAACGCTTGTACTTTCTCAAAGATTTCAGTCTGCTTGATGATGATTTGAAAACTGCCAGCTTTGATAATTACAAGGCATCGACCAGAGAGCAGAAAGAAGACTTGAAGAATGTTAGAAGTCAGCTCAAAGGCTATCTTGACGGTCAAGACTACAATATTGTGCTTATCGGAGATACTGGGGTGGGCAAAAGCCATCTAGCTTATTCAGCGCTTAAAGCCTTGTCTGATCACACAAAAAAAATGGGGCTATTCATCAACGTGGTTGACCTATTAGCTAAAATCAAAGAGGATTTCAGTCTTGAAGCTGAGTATATCAGACGCATTTCTGAAGCCGAATGGCTAGTGCTAGATGATTTAGGGACTGAAAAAGTGACAGAGTGGTCTAACGGTATTCTATACAGTATTCTGAACAAGCGTACCAAAACGATCGTTACAACCAATCTGAGCCCAAAAGACATCATGGGCACTTATGGAAAGCGTGTCTATTCTCGAGTTTTCAAGAAGACAGGACTTGGAACGACGAACGAACATGTTTATCAGTTTAAGACACAACAAGACAAGAGGATGATGCTTTGACAGAAACGGAAGTAAAGCTAAAACTCTTTGAAGACTACGAGCGTATTCATGGACTTGTGTTTTCAGAGGAACATAAACAAAAAATGATGGATGAACTAG